TAAAAATCCATTAAGAACGTTAAATCTCAAACAAGACAATATATGGGATCTTGATCCAGAAGCCATGGACATAACTCCTTTGATGAAACCTTCACAACCAGTCTTACATTCAACTATACACGGTAACTTACCAGTAGGAGTTTATCAATACACTTATAAATTTATATCTGAAAACGGAGGACAAACAACTTTTGCCCCTCTAAGCAACATGTATCATGTGACTGATCAATCCTTTTCAAATTCATCTACATACGGTGGTGGTCCAAAAGGTAACCTAGGTTCGCAAGGGTTCAACATTAGGGTTCACGGCATAGACGACAATTTTGATTATTTAGAATTATATTCTTTATATTACGATACCTTGAATCAACCTCCAAGAGTTGCTGTTGTGTCAAGAGTACAGATAGATGGCGCTTCAGCTTCTGAGGTAACAATACAGCATGTAGTGTGGAATAACGAAGTGGAAAGAGGTTTAGAAGAAATATTAATAGAATCAAACACATTTGATGTTTGTAAAGACATAGCCATAAAAGATAATATATTGTTTGCTGCTAATTTACGGCAAAAAAGAAATTATATATCAGAAAAAGAATGGAATGTCAAGGTTATGAGGTTCAGGCAAGCGTCAGGGGGAAATGGACAACTTGACGCTATGCTGACCACAACCGACAGTGAGGTAAAACATTATACAACAACAGGAACATATCCAAATCATACCGTAGTAGCTGTACAAGAAGGCGGCTTTGATTACGCTAATAACGTAGTAGGACACGGACAGCTTCTTGGTGCGCCAGGATCAATGTATGATGCCGCTAATAACACTGAGTTTTTGTATAACGGTGTTTTAAATTGCCCTATGTGGACAACACCATTGTCAAACTTGAGAGGAGCACAAGGTGGTGCAAACGATCAAACATATACAAGGAATTTTTTGTATAGATTTTTAGGAGATAGAATGACTTTAGGTGCAGAAAGTTTTGATTATGGACAAAATGTTCTAGGAGGATGTCGTTTATCTTTTGCGCTTCATGAAAAAGTAGCCGATCAATCAGCAAATGCATGGGATACACCATTTATTTCAGCAGTAAACGATAGCGAAGAAATAATTACAGACTTTGTTCATGGTGCTAATACTACAGAAGAAGGGGCAGTTTTTAAAACATCTATGTCTCTTGGTGGAACAAAAGACCCGCATTTAGCAGGTAACACCAGAGGTTATCAAAGAAGTGAAATATACAGATTCGGTGTGCAAACATATGATTTGACAGGAGCTCCAGGAAATGTTTTGTGGATAGGTGATATAGAAATGCCAGGTCAATATGATTTGTTAAGAATGATAGATGTAGAAAATAAAAATGCTGCTTTAGGTGGACAAGCAAATTACAGCCCATTTAGACCAACATCTTATATGGCTAGTGCTGGGTTCACAGGCTACGCGCCTGTTGGCTTAACACCATTTAATCCAGGGGCAAGCTTAAAAAACGCATGTAACATACATACACATCATAAAGTACACGATCATAGATTATCTCATGTTTATGGCCACACAGTAGCTCCACCAGATGTTGAGTGGTTTACTTGTAGAGATGGTTCTGGTAATCAAAAAGCCGAAGCATATAAAAATGAGTATGGTAATACGATAGACGGTAGGTTTTTACCTGGAGAAGCAGGAACATCAAACGAATTTCATACCTTTCCACCAAATGGGACAGAGAGAATTAATAAAGCGTTGCCGTTTTATGGTAGTGATATATCTGGATTTAGAAAATGGGATTATGTAATAGCAGATCATACAGACACGCACTATTTATATGATTTGTATGTAGTATTTGAATTTTTAATACCACCTGAGGTAGTAAAAAAAATATCAGGATTTAGAATTGTAAGGGCAGAAAGAAAAGAAGAGGACAGAAGAATTGTACAGCAAGGCTTATTGAATCAAACAGCACAGTATGGAAGTGCATTAGATGGACAAAAATATGGATATGATAACACTAAGTTTTGTGCAAAAGATAATGAAGCTTTTGATGACGATCCTGTTTTTGTAAATGATTGGAATGATCAAAATCCAGGCGGTAATCCGAGCAACTCAGTACCACCAACAGATCCAGAACAACCTGAATATAATGTTTATCTAAATGGGTATTTAGGCTTGGCTGAAAATTCACACATAGCGTTTTATGAAGGAAGTGCAAGTAATTCTCACTGGACAAGCGGTTCACCTGATGGGCAAGCAACAGTAGGTGGCAATTCTGCAGGTAAAGTTTTCTATTGGCCAGAAAGAGAAGACACAAAACAATGGGGAGCTTATGGTGCAGGAAGAGTAAGAACAGCACCTTCTGGTGTGTCAGGAGGGGGCACAGTGTTCTATGGTGGGCCAGGTACTTGGGGAAAGCATCATAGACATAGTGCGTATTTTGGAAGTTATGATAAGTCACATATTTCTAATAGTAACTTTGGTTACGAAAAAGAAGACATAAATACAGCTAATCATGCACAAATAGATTGTAACATATTTACGCTAGATTCACCAGACAGCGCATTTGGAATTAGGCCGTATACATACAGAGATGGAGATATGTTGCGTATTGATTGTGTTCTTAAATTAACTGACGAGGTAAGATATAACAACCAGATAGGGTTTGGTTGGGGTCAAGCAAATGCACACTCATATTGGACTCACTGCAGAGGAGCAACAAAAGACAGAAAAAACGGCACGTCCGCTTCTTTACCAAAATGGAACCAAGTAGGTGCAAAAGATGCAGAAGATGTAGAGTGGAGACCAGACGCTACAGACAACTCATATTACGATTCATTGAGTTTTTGTACACGAAAAGAAATAGACGAAAATTATTCGGTACTTATCGGTAAATATTATTGTTATGATCCTTATTTTGGTATAGGTATGGAGTTAACGGGAGGAAGTTTCGCAGGAATAGGACATTATGTGGGTAATCTTAATCAACAATTTAGACCGTCACAACAATATGGTTGGCAATTACCTATTTCAGCAGCAAAAGAAATAACAGATGGGGAAATAGTACCTAGTGCTTTTTTTAAAAAATCTAAACGTATGCAAGATGGGCAGGTTGACGGATTTTCTAATAACACTTTGGGCTTTGTACGTAGAGCAACTTCAAGTGGTAAGCCAGCAGGAGAAGGAGAAAGGTATTTCGTTTTTGGAGCTGTTGATAAAAGTATAGCGTATATACAAAACTCAAACAATGGGGGTAATGCTAGCACGCAACATGGTACGGTTAAAGAACAAGATTATACTTACGATACAGTATCTACAATGCAGATGGGATTAAGATCAATATTAGTAGAAATAAATGCCAATAGAAACGAGGTCAGGAAATATGGACCAGGCCCTGAAGACACATATTGGCAATTAGGTTCAGGTAGAGATAGATTACCATTCAATTCTTGGTTTGCACCTTTGAATCTTGGAGCTTTGTATGAACACGGTTCATGGCATTCCTATAATGTACATACGAATTCATATGATGATGGCGGTGGAATTGAAGAACAAAAATGTTATATGTCTGGATTTCTAAGCTCAAAAGGTCCTATTGCATTAACAAATGTAGACAATGAAACTCACGATGGCGGAACGGAAAACAGTTTTTCTTTGAGAGGAAGAAGTTTAGTACCATACAAATATTTATGTTCTATAGTAAGATATTCAACTCCATATGGTGGATACACAAAGTCAGCGATAGAAAAAACAAGATATATACCCTGTGGAAATTTTCACAGAGTGACAGTAGGTAATTATCCAAATGCTAACTTTACAGAAAATATGGTTCAAGGACATGTAACTAGGGTATTTGGTGGAGATACTTTTGTAAATCTATATTCACATCAAAAAACTTCAAGTCCATATATGAAAAAATCTGCATCTAGATTCCAAGTTTTTCCAGTTGAATCTTTTGTAAATACAGATATGCGAAGTGGTTTGACTTTAAATAGTGGCGATACAGTTGTAGGTAAAAGTATGCAGCAACCACCATTTAGTAACGATTGGTTATATAACAGTGTGTACTCGCAAGAAAGCAACATCAAGTCTTCATTAGTTGTTGATGAAAAAAAGTTTGACGACAGTTTAAATTTACCATACGAAATAGCTTATTCAAATACCAAAATTTTAGGTCAACAAACAGATGCATTTAGACAATTTCCAATAAATCAATTTCATGATATGGAGGGAATTTATGGCGAAATAAATAGAATTGTAAATTACAAAAATGAATTATATATTTTACAAGATTCTGCTTTTGCAAAACTAGCTGTTAATCCTGTTTCGGTTTTAACAGATGAATCAGGAGCATCTCTGTTTACTGGAACTGGAGACACTATTGAATATCACACATATATATCAACTAAATTTGGATCAAGACATAGGTTTAGTGTAACAACAAGTGATAAATCTTTATATTTCGTAGACACTAATTACGCAAAAGTTTTTAAATACGATACAGAAAAATTAATATCTTTAGGTGATGCATTAGGACAAAGAGCTTATTTGAAATACATAATGCACGATTGGAAAAAAATTACATATAGAGAATGCCCATCAGCGACAGGAGGTGGGGGAGGAGTAACCCATCAAGGTGGTCCAGTGGTGCACGGAACTCTATATGGAGATTTAAAGTCGGTTGAGAAACCAGATGGAAGAAGAAACTATTTAGCAGATAATCCTTTAAGATTTTTGGGCATTACATCTATATTTGATTATAATACAAAAGAACTAATGGTAACCTTTCATAATTCATCTTTTGCAAATAAAAATAGAATAAGACAAGAATTTGCAAGACCATACGATAATCATACAATGGGAAGCACAACTAACGGACAGCCAGTAGGTATATCAGAGACTTTAGTTTATAGTGAAGCGGTTAATTCTTTTACGTCAAAATATACAGTAGCGCCACCGCAGTGGATACCTGGAGGATTAGGCACTTTTATAGTGTGTCCGCAAAACGAGATAGGAGTCAATGCGATTGCTAATTTTAATTCAGAAAGTGGTTTGAGAAGTTCCTATTCTAAAACTCCTTATGATGTTTATGGAAGTATTGATAATGAAGGTTATAAGCAGTACAGGACAGATCCTTTAAAGTTGTGGATGTGGGGAAGACATGATGAAAATAAAAAAACACATTTTTTTGGTAAAAAAGATGACGTATTGCATCGTATTCAAGTAACATCTCCAATTACAGGTACTGATCATAATGCCGTGGTAAAAGCAGTTGAAGGTGTCCAAGATATGCCTGACGAAAGTTACATAGTTAAAGTAATAAATTCAGAAGCTAGTAGCAGCAAAATATTTGATAACACAAAAGTTGTTATGACACCAGAGTATATAAATTACAGCCATATTGAGTATACCACTGACTTATCTCATGATACTATAGATGTTCAATCTTTGCCAGATCAATTTGGTTTAGTCCATCCAAAAAAATTAGATGAGGTAGAAGAATTGACAATAAATAAAAGGTGGGATTTCAAAGAAGATTCAGGTCATTTAGGATGGTATGCAACGATATATACTAACAATCAACATGAAGTACAAACTGATGTTATTGACAACAATGTTTTTACTTTTGCGGATGATGCAATAAATATATTTAGCCCAAGAGACAAAGATGGTTATGGAAATTTTGAGTTTGTAGGAAAATATAACAACAAAATCAGAATGAGATTAAAAAGAACTACTGCGCCTAGCACGGCAAAAACATGGTTAGGTAATCTTTTTTATCAAGGGTATGATCCTATTAAAAAAGAAAACGGTCAATATCAAAGATTCGGTGCTAGCTTCAGTAGAACTGTAACGGTAGATGATCCAGGAAGCACAATAGAAGATGATTTTGTAATATTAGAATGGGATATGGCAGGCAATCAGGGAACAGATGGTAGTCAAAACTTCGGTGCTTGGGATGAAAGCATAATAGAACAAATACAAATCAGATTAGAGGAAGATCCAGGAACTTCTGTATATGAGGTAGACTATATAGAAATTGGTGGATTAAAAGCGCACAAATATTCAGACGGAACATTGAAAGCACCACTAAGAACAGAAAAAAGTATACGTAGAACAAGAGGTACATATTCTAAAATAAAATATCGTGCAAAAACTAACGAAAAATTTAATATCTTTGCAATACTTGCAAAGTATAGAAAAACTTATTAAATATGGCTTATTCGGATATATTAAACGCAACACAACTATATGGCAGATTATTAAATAATAAGTATGCTAACACAGCAAACAATATAAATCAGTCTAAATTAGAATATACTCCAGTAAATCCGTATTCTTCATCCGCTTTTGCGACACAATCTTCAAGATCTTTATATCCAGGAACAGGTAGAGGATTATTAACTGGAATGCAGTTACAAGAAGAAAATCAACTAGAAGGCATGGATAAAACATTGACAAAAGTTGGGCAAGGATTACAATTCGCAAACTTTGGAAATAAGGTAACGCCTTTTTTAAATCAAGCGTTAGGTAGCTTAGGTGTATCAGGAAATGTGGGAAGTTTAGGACCAGCAGCAGCTCTCTTTGGAGCAACAAGAGATAATAATCCATATGATTATTCACAAACAGAAGCTTTAGGAACATTAGGAAGTTCTGTTTTAGCAGCTCG